GACACGGATCGCCGTCAACAACCCACATCTTTTGAATGTGACGGCCGGTGTCGCGCGCCTGTCTTCCCGCTTCGATCATGCCCTGATTGATGGCGTGCGAAACTTCGGTGCGCGCAATCATCAGCGCGCGCGCGTCGGTGAACGTGCCAGCGTCTTGCAGCTTCTCCGCCAGCTTGTCTTGATCCCAGTGCAGAGCGACGGCATCGCGCACGACGCGCTGCACGTCGGCGCGGGTCGTGTCGTCTATTTGTTTGATCATGTCGCCCGCGCGCTCGGCGGCGAAATCGACGGCTTTGGTGTGCGCGCGTAGCGTCATCGCCAGCGGCGTATCCTCGAGCGGCGCTGCCGTATGCAGCTGTTGCCACGTCGGCGTTAGCCGGTTGATGCCTTCGGCACTTGCACGTTGATATCCTCCCGCAAGTCCTCGCGACACGCGGGCCGCCATGTCAACGTCTTCGTGTCCAAGACCTCCAGCGACCACGTGCTCGGCGACCCCGTCCGCATCTCGCCCGTTTGCGTAAGCCTCCAAGGCACGTCGCCTTTGACGGGCGAAGCGCCGCTGAGCTGCAAAGTGGACGTCGGAAGCTGCGCTACCATCGAAAAGGCGGGCGCGTGGTGCGCCGTCCTTTCCGCGCTTTGAACACGCCAGCGTGGGCCATGTAGGTCTCGACGCTTTCGACTTCGGCTACTCTTGACGCGCCGCCGATGGAAAACTCAGGACGTTCGCCACGTTTGATCGCGGACCACAAATCGTCATCGTGAACTTTGAAACCCACAAACCATCCGACATGATCGGGCTCCATCTTGGTGATGCCCATCGCGCGCTTGATGTCTGGTGTGAGCACCACGGAAGCGACAAGCTTGGAAACACCTCGACGAGCGTGCATATCGCCGCCGTCGCGACTAGACAGGACGTACTCATAAGCAGCGTCCTCAAGTGCTTCAGCGGGGATAATATCGCCCTGCTTGTCAACGATGACTTGTCCATCGCTTTCGACCACGCTTGCCCAGCCGAAGATCAGCCGCTTGTCTGGATCGGCTTTGGCGATGTTGAGCGGTAGCGTCCAGCGAAAACCGTCGTCGCGCTTTTCGGTGTCTTCGGGTCCCTGCGCGCGACGTTGACGGCCAGTGCGTTCAAGCTTGCGGTTCTCGCCGGGCATCTGCGACTGGTCGATTTGCGTGAACTCAGCTTCGAGCTCCTGATTGCGCTGCAGCTTGTCATCTTCCATCGTCGAGACGCGGCGGCGACGACCGCCGCTCGCGCTCGGCACGTGCACAGCCTGCACGCTCGGCTGTTTGCACATGATGTGATCGTGGAGTTTGACGATCTGATTGAACGTCTTGGCGCGTAGTTCGAGGTCGCTGGTCGCCTCGTCAACAAGTTCGTCAACGTCCTCGTCTTCAGGCGCGTCGCGCTCGATGTCTTTCTCGTCTTCGCTGTCGTCGTCGCCGCCGCCGATGTACGAAGCCGGATACATCACCGGGATGCCTTTCTCGTCCATGACTTCGGTGCCGACGCCTTGCGCCAGGCGCGGTGGGCCGCGCTTGAAGGCGCTCACCAGCACTTCCAGAAACGATTTTGCCGTCTCTTTGTGATGCTGACGCCACATGCCGTAGCACGCTCCCAGAGCGGCATCCTGATCCTTGCCCTCTGCCATCACCTGTTTGACGCAACGGGCGATGTAGTGGCCTTTTTCCTCGCCCTTGCTTGGTTTGGGCATTGTGGTATGGAACCTTTGTTCTGTTCGTGATGTGTTGTGCGTCGAAGCAACAACCGCGTCCGTGTGAGCTCCAAACCCTGAGCGCGGTAAGTTGCTTCATTTGATGCCTTAACTGGCATCCCTTGGGCGGGCTCCCGCTGTGGAGGAAATCGGCGGGACCCGCTCCTTGTATTGCAAAAAGAAATAACCTACTTGCGCTCGACGCGACGCACGTCGCCGATGCCGTCTTTCACTTCGAAGCCTTCACCGATGCCGCCCATCATCTGGCCTTCGCTGCCGACACCGCGCTCGTAAGCGAGACGCGCGGCGCGCCATTCGGCGTTGTTGGGATCCCACGGCACCAGCTGCGTCGGTGGCGGCGGCTTGTAGTGATCAATCAGCGGTGGCGGCAGCGGCTCCATGCCACGCGCGATGCGCAAGCGATTGTGTGCCGCTCTGAACGTCGGCGACAGATACGCCCATCTGGCTTCTTCGTAGCTTTTGCCCAGATGCTCTTGTTCGAAGTCGCGACGCTCGACGAACATCGGAATGTCAAAGCCATCGCCCGACCTCGTCGTATGAACGAGATCGCCGCGCCGCGCTTGCGCGTTGCGACGGTGGCGGCGGCTCATCCGCGCGACTTGAGCGGCGGCGCGTGATAGCGCTTCTTCGCGGGCACTTCGGCCCACGGCACGCATTGACCCCAGTTGAACGCCGCATAGCTGCGATGCGCGAGCGCGACCTTGCAGCTTTGCAAATCTGTGAACTGACCAGTGTCGATGCCGACGAACTGGTGTAGCGTCGTCCAGATGATGATCACATAGGCAGTGGCCATGACTGTCATCCTTTCGAGCAAAGATCGCTGGTGGTGGATTTCGTTTCAGGACTTCAGCAAGCCCGAGCACAAACGCTTTGCTGGCTGCGTGATGGTGCGCGCCAAGAACGCCGGACATCTGATGCAGCGCTTGACCAGGCTCGCGCTTGTGCCAAAGCATGTCCTCGGCAAGGACCTGCACATTTCGCCGATCTTGATCCCGCGCGAGAAGGAACATCTGATCGAGCAAAACAAGACCTATCGGCTGCTCGATTATCGCGAAGCCTATTTGTTTGCTGTACGCATCGGCGAAGGCGAAGCGCCGGTGGGCTCGCTCGAAGAACTGGTCGAGTTTCAGAAAAAGCACAAGCTGAGGCCGTCATAACCGCGCTTCAGATCAGCCAGCGACGTTGATCATGCGCTGCCATGTGAGCAGCGCTTGGCGAAGCGTAATCTGCGCGGCGTAAAGATTTGCTTGCAACTGCTGGAAGTCCTGCACGCTCGACGGCGGAGTATCTGGATTGCACAGCGTCGCGATGTTCACAGCCGCCGCCGCGATCGCCGCTCGCGCGTTCGACTCGTTCATAGCGCATTCCGCTGTCGGCGCATTTCTTGATGCACCGCTTTCATCAGCACTTGTTTGATCAGCGCCGGATTGTTGGCGATCAGCTTGCCGACGTTGCCGCTGTTGGCGTTCTGCGGCTTGCCGCCGCGAGCGCCTTGCCCGCCCTGCCCCGGCGGCGGCTTGCTCGCGCGCTCGATCGCCATTTGCGCGGCTTGCGGATCAGTACCGTCCTCAAGGTCGGGCATGCCAGCGGCGTCGCGTACGAATGCTTCAATCTCTTCGTCTGGGAAGAACGGCATGCCAGCAGCGGCGACGTTCTTGATAAAGTTGCCAAGCGAGTCGAGGTCGAGCCGCTTCGGCATGTTGGGCTTGAATTTCGGCATCACGTCGTCATCGAACGCGTTGATCTTCCACAGCCGCGGCAGCGCGTAGTTGTTCAAGACTTCGGCGATGCCGTCGAGCCAGCCTTCGATCGCGCCGAAAAACATGTCGACTTTCGTCACCGCCAGATTGTTGGTGCCGCGCACCTCGTGGCCCATGTGGATGAAATCGGCGAGCAGCGTCATCAAACAATCAATCTTGTAGCGCTCGATCACTTCATTGGTGTTGATCTGACCGCGACCGTGTTGTGGCGTCGCCAGCTGAAACTCGAACATCCGCACCGTCGAGACTTTGCCATCGGCATCGCGATACGTATCAGATGGCAAGACGATGCCCATCTGTTCGTCCACACGCACATTCGTCGCCATCTTCTTGTAGGTTTCGAGCGCTTGCTTCGCTTGTGCCGCGCCCGAGCCCGTGGCGTTGGCGGCGTCGATCAGCGAGTTGGGCACATAGATCACGGGAATGCCGCCCATGCGCTCGTAGAGTATCGCCTCCATTTCTTCGAGGCGCTTGACCATGTAGTGCGCGCGGTAAGCACTGCGCAGCACCGAGCGGCCTTCCGGATTGTTCTTATGCGCGCTGGGACGAAACAACAAAAGCTTTTCGATTGGCAGGTCGATAAGAGTCCCCACCCACGGCTGCTGCGTCATGCCGACGATTTGCCCGTTCACGTCGAACATCCATTTGATGATGGTGTCTTGCCCGCGTATCGGCAGACGCCGCCACCCGATGCGACCATCATCGAACTTCGACTCCGGAATGCCACCCGGATCGACTGGACCCGGTCGGCCGCCTGTTGACATCGAAGTCAACAAAAACTTGTTGCGCGGATTGCGACCGAGGCGGCGCTTATAAACAATTTCATGCGGCGCAAACCCGTA